TACGGTAAGTATTACCACGAGGCCTTCTTTACCAGTATCAATCAACTACTTACTGAGACGATTGGGGAGGGTGAATGTATCATGTTTATGTTCAACCTGATGAACCCTCACTCGCAGATTGGAGAACATGCTGATCAAAGGGTGGGCCGTAACAAGCGTATACATATTCCTATCACCACCCACCCTGATATTATCTTCAGGAACAATGGTGATGAAGTTAATATGGAGGTCGGTAAGGTGTACCTTGTAGATCACTCAAAACCGCATTCGGTGGACAATCCGACTGATTATGAACGGATACACATAATGCTAGATTGGCGTATTTAAGGAGAAAATAATGTATAGTGGTGCAAAACTACCAATAGTGAACTTTCAGACTCGTGTTCGGAATGACGAGATTGAAGGTGACAATCCTTTTGAATGGAAAACCGTGAGTAGCGATGAGCTGTTCGGGAGTGGTCGCAATGTGATCTTCTCGTTGCCAGGCGCATTTACTCCTACGTGTTCGACATATCAGTTACCGGACTTTGAACGTCTAATGTCCGAAGGTGCATTCGATGAATTCGGAATCGATAACATCTATTGCGTTTCGGTCAATGACTCGTTTGTAATGAACAAGTGGGCTGAGGATCAACGTCTTCAGAACGTCAAAGTTGTGCCTGATGGTTCGGGTGAGTTCAATCGTAAACTGGGTATGTTGGTCTATAAGAACAATCTTGGTTTCGGTATGCGTTCATGGCGGTATGCGATGATCGTTAATAACGGAGTGGTCGAGGCGTTTCTTCCAGAACCCGGCTTACGTGATGATGCTGACGATGACCCCTATGGTGAGTCCTCGCCTCAGAACGTACTGAACGTGTTGGCTGACCTGAAACAAGCAAATGCCGTCCGATTCGGAACCTACGGGTAAAACTTTTTTTGAAAACCCTTAGAAATCAACGACTTATTATCAAAAAAAGTTCTTGACATTTCTTGCGCCAGCGCCTATAATGTATAGGTAAAGTTGAGTTGAGGAATGATTATGATTGCTGTTGTTTCTAAGGGTGGACGAAAAGCGCATCGTGAGTTGGCTGAGAAGGTCTGCTACTTCATGATCAAAAAGTTGATGCCTCGCCACCGCAACATCGTGGTCGGTATCGAATTCCAAGCGAACTTGGAAAAGAATGACGGTATGATGGCATACGCCATGGATATGGATGACCGAGTCTTCGAGATCGGTATTGACCGAGACTTGATGAAGAACCACGGTCTTCGTGAGTTCGTCACTGCGGTCTGTCACGAGATGGTTCACGTGAAGCAGTATGTCAAGGGTGAACTGAAGTACACTGGTGGCAAAGAGCTCTGGAAAGGTCGGGACTGCACCGACATGGAATACATGGAACAACCATGGGAGAAGGAGGCGTATCGCCTTCAGGACAAATTAGCGTTAGAGGTCTGGAATGAGGTCATGTAATGGACAATAGGGTATCGGAGATTCTTGGTCGGGAACAGTCTCGGCAGGACAATACCATTGAACTGATTGCGAGCGAGAACTTCGCGTCCCAGTCTGTCATGGATCTCTGTGGTAGCGTCTTTACCAACAAGTATGCCGAAGGGTACTCTGGTAAGCGGTATTACAATGGATGTGACCATATGGATGAGATCGAAGATCTCGCCATTGAACAGGTCAAAAAACTCTATGATTGTGGGTTTGCCAACGTGCAACCTCACTGTGGAGCTAACGCGAATACCGCGATCTACCTTGCCTTCTTAGAGCCAGGGGATCGGATTTTGGGTATGGATCTTGCTAGTGGTGGTCATCTGTCGCACGGTGCGAAGGTAAACATCTCCGGTAAGGTCTATGAGTCACACTCTTATGGAGTCGATGAACAAGGATTCTTGGACTACGCAAAGATCCTTGATCAAGCGATCAAGGTCAAACCCAAGATGATCGTAGCGGGTGCCAGTGCGTACCCTCGTCGTATCAATTGGTCGATGTTCCGTGAGATTGCTGATTATGTGGGAGCGTACCTACTGGTCGATATGGCGCACTACAGCGGTCTGGTTGCTGGTGGTGCATATCCAAATCCTTTACCATGGGCAGACTTTGTTACATCGACCACCCATAAGACTCTGCGAGGGCCACGGGGCGGAATGATCCTATGGAACAATCCAGAGTTTACCCGTAAAATCAATAGTGCCGTGTTCCCCGGCTCTCAGGGTGGCCCTTTGATGAACATCGTCGCCGCGAAGGCGCAGTGTTTCATTGAGGCGAATACCGATGAGTTTGGAGTCTATGCTCATCAGGTGATCACGAATGCGAAAGAAATGGCGCGTGTATTCAAAGAAAATGGATATAAGTGCTTGACAGATGGTACAGATTCGCATATAATACTACTTGACTTGGGAGACCATAAATTGAGTGGCCGACAAGCAGCAGATCTACTAGAAGAAAAAGGTATCACCGTCAACAAAAACGGTGTACCCAACGACCCACGATCTTTCGTGGAAACCAGTGGTATCCGAATCGGTACTGCCGCAGAAACCACGAGGAATCCGAATCGTGATCGTTTCGAGGGTATTGCTGCAAGGATTTGTTACATTTTAGATAACGGAGTAGTGTGATGACGTATGTGAGAGCAGAATATAAAACATCAATTATTGATGACGGTGTTCGATCTGAACTTTCTTCTTGGATGACGCCCGATGGTTTGGAACTGAGTCTATACATGGGTGCTAATAGTGAACCAGTCATTGAGGGTTTGGTATTGTACAAAGATCTGATTGATCAGGAATTTGAGGCCTGTCAAAGGGCAAACGGAGAGTATGACGCATGGGCTGAGAAGTTTGTGATGGCCCTAGAAGATGCCGCATATTACGCCCGTGAGAAACTAGAACGATCAAAGATAGAAGAATAATGTTTGAACACGTAAACGTCGAACTGACCGAGATGGACACGGTCACTACCGACTCTGGTCGTAAGTACAAGACGCCAGAGGGTATTGACCTGCCGTCCATCACAACGGTTCTTTCGATACTGTCACGCGACTCTATCGCCAAGTGGCGTAAGCGAGTCGGTGAGGCAGAGGCAAACAAGATCTCTACCCGTGCATCGGGTCGTGGTACTCGTGTGCACGAAATTATTGAGAAGTACATCAACAACGAGGAGGATTTCCGAGATGGTTACACACCCGATATTGTTTCTTCTTTTAACGATGTTCGCGATATTCTCGACAATCGTATTGGGCGCGTATACGCCCAAGAAGCCCCGTTATACTCTAATCACCTTGGTGTGGCTGGTCGCGTGGATTGTGTTGCTGAGTTCGATGGTAAACTCTCCATCATAGACTTCAAGACTTCGATGAAACCTAAGCGTCTCGATTGGATCAAGAACTACTTCATGCAGGAAGCAGGTTATGCTGTAATGTGGGAGGAACGTACAGGTATGCCGATTACTCAGTTGGTCACGATCATATCGGTTGATAACAATGAACCTCAAGTGTTCATTGAGCACCGTGACAACTGGGTGAATACTTTGCGAAATACCATAGAAAAATACAACGAGGAACAAAATTCGACTTCCATTTTGTTATAAATAGTGGTATAATACACTTTTGTAACAATGGGAATAATCGAATAATGCAGAAGTTTAATACCTTTCTATCTGAGGGATTAAAAGCAGAGGATTATGAAGCATCTATCGTGATGGGATTCTACGAACTTACTGATAGACCCATTACTGATAATCCTCTAAAGTACGGTATCTCTGATAAAGTATTCAATATTATTAGGGATAATCCTAAAGCATTGGAGGCGGGTCGCAAGATCGCTGAGTCGGTATTAAAACAATACCCCGCATTGAAGAACAAAGAAGCAGAACAGTATGGTCGTGCAAAGGCGACACTGACTAATTTCTGGAAATCTCATGGTGCGTCTGACATTACACCCAAGACAGATGTTTTGATTGGTGATATGCGATTCTCTGTTAAGATTGGTATTGCACAGTTGATGTCCGGTGGTAAAGCAGAATCGACTGCAACCTTCGAGGCCGCAACCAAGAATTCCAACCCCGAACTCAAGAAGTCCTCACAGTACAAAGCAACTGTTGATGTCCTAGAAGGATTTGTAAAAAACACTCTCGCACCATCTCAATTAAGACCCTTGATTAAGTCTGGTACTGACCCTGTAGTAAACAAGGCAGAGAAAGCACATAAAGACTGTATGGAAGAGTTGGGTAAACTGTTCAACGAATCTAAATCATTCAAGGTTGAGTTTGCACGAGAGGCGATGTCTGGATACGAGAAGTTTGGAAGAACCTCAAACGCTGCCGCTGAGTTTATGTTAGTTGCCACGGCCGATGGTGGTACAGTTAAAATACACTCGGTAGATGATGATGCCTACTGTTTGAAGATTGCAAATGCAATGAAACTACAGGCAAGATTCAAGACATCCTCTCGTAAAATTAAAAAGGTTAAGACTGGTGAGTACAACTACTGGTCAGTTATATCTCTTATTGTAGACTCTATGCAAGACTCTGAGGAACTCAGTGAGAGTATAGAGTTACAGGAATTAAAACTGCTAAAAACTATTCGTGGGTGGATGTCCAAGACTTGGAGTAAGGTTACAGCATTCTATAAAAAAGGTGTTGACAAACTAAAGTCATTTCTTGGGGCAGAACCAGACCCGTCATTCCGAAATAAGATAAAATTCTAATGAACTTCACCGATTTCATAACAGAACAAAAGAACACTCACATGACTCATATTGAGGACAAGGTTCTCTATGGTGGTGTGAGTGGTACGCGACAGGCCATCAATGCGTTACGTGAGTTGCGTGATATGTTGGCGGGTCAGACGAGTTCTAAACTATCTACCAAGTGGGATGGTGCTCCCGCAATCTTCTGCGGTCAAGATCCTACCGATGGTGAGTTCTTTGTTGCGAAGAAGGGTGTGTTCGCCAAGAATCCCAAGGTCTATAAGACTGCGGCAGAGATTGATGGTGACATGTCTGGTGACCTTGCTGATAAGATGAAACTCGCATTAAAACACTTGCCAGAACTTGGTATAAAGGGTATAATTCAGGGTGACTTCTTGTTCTCAAAACCAGATCTCAGCACCGAGACTATTGAGGGTCAGAAGTATGTGACCTTCCACCCTAACACGATTATCTATGCTGTACCCTACGATCAGGCGGATGCACTGCGTAAGGCCAAGATCGGTATCGTATGGCACACCACCTACACGGGTAATTCGTTTGAGTCATTGAAAGCATCCTACGGTGTGGACGTATCCAAGTTCAAGAACTCCGCAAACGTCTGGTCACAAGACGCCATGTTGCGTGATGTGTCTGGTGCGACCATGAATAAGAAAGAGACTGCCGAAGTGACGAAGCATCTGTCCGATGCGGGTAAGATCTTCAATAAGATCTCCGGTACGACACTACGTGAGTTGGAAAGAAACGATGAACTTGCCAAACTGATCGAACAATATAATAATACATTTGTACGGGCTCAGACGGTTATCCCTGACAGTCGAAAACACGTGACTGGATTGCTCAAGTGGTTGAACGATAAGTTTCAGAAAGAGATGGACAAGAGAAGCACCGCTGCGGGTAAGAAGACCCAGCAGGACAAACTGGATGCACTCATGAAGTTCTTCTCTCCGAAGAACAAAACTAATCTGGTTCAAATGTTTGATTTACAAAAAAGTATTGTTCTTGCGAAGTTAAAACTTATAAATAAACTTAATAGCATATCTTCATATGACACCTTTGTTCAGACTAAGAAAGGTTATAAGGTTAGAACGGGTGCAGAAGGATTTGTTGCTATTGACAAATTAGGTGGTGATGCGGTCAAGTTGGTTGACCGTCTAGAATTTTCGTACAATAACTTCAGTCCTGATATACTGAAGGGATGGGATAAACCGAAGAGGTAAACATGGCTAAACCAATGAGCCTAAAGACATTCCTGAATGTGGATTACACCCAGACGGGCGATCCACAACAAGCGTATAACGCAAAGAAGCGCAAGCGAGATATCGGTGCGGGAAGTGATGCTGAGTATGCATCAACGAATCCCCCGAATCCCAAAGAAGCACTCAACGTACAACAACGTATGAAGTTGTCTCGTTCTCTTAAAAAGAACAAAGCAAAGATTGCAATGGGACGCAAGCGTGCGGCCCGTAAAGTTGCCAATATAGACACTCTAAAGAAACGTGCACAGAAGCAAGCACGTAATCAGTTCCTCAATAAGATCACCAAAGACGTACCCAAGGACGAGTTATCTTTAAGTCGTAGACAGGGCATTGAGAAGCGTCTAGATAAGATGAAACCCAAGATCGACAAACTTGCACGGAAGTTGCTTCCTCAAGTTCGTAAGGGTGAACTTGAAAAGAAACGAGGTGATCAAAAGAGTGATTAAGAATTTCAAATCCTATCTGGTCGAAGAGGCTAAAGAGGTTTATTTTACTTTCGGTAGAATGAATCCGCCTACTATCGGTCATGGGAAAGTATTAGAGACTATCGCAAAGAAGGCTGGTGGCGCTGACTGGAAGGTCTATGTGTCTCAGTCTGTTGGGCCTAAAGATCCTCTCTCATACTCCGACAAGGTCAAACACCTACGCAAGATGTTCCCCAAGTATGGTCGCAACATCATGGTTGATAAGGGTGTCAAGAATGTATTTGATATCGCTGCCAAGTTATACGATCAAGGATACAAACGAATCACTATGGTGGTCGGGGAAGACCGTCTACGTGAGTTTGAAGTCCTACTGAACAAATACAACGGTAAGAAAGCACGCCACGGGTTCTATAATTTTGAGTCGATCAACATCGTCTCGGCTGGTCGCAGAGATCCTGATGCGGAAGGTGTTGAGGGTATGTCTGCATCCAAGCAACGTGCCAATGCCAAAGAGAACGATTACCAATCATTTACTCAGGGTGTTCCCAAAGGTATGTCCGACAAGGACACTCGTAGGTTGTTCAACGATGTGCGTAAGGGTATGGGTCTCAAGGAAGAGACCTCGTTCAAGCGTCACATTGAAATGCCTACTGTTTCCGAAACAAGAGAACAGTTTGTCAAGGGTGAACTCTTTGAGTTGGGTGATACTGTTGTTATCAAAGAAAGCGAAGAGGTCGGTATTGTATCTCATCTGGGCGCAAACTACGTTATCGTAGAGTCCGGTGATCGTAAGATGCGTAAGTGGTTGGATGCGGTAGAACTGGTCGAGAAGAAGTTGACCCCCGCTGAGATCAAGAAACGCGAAGAGATTGCGAAGGCAATGGAACGCGAGAACCCCGACATGCCGATGGACAAGAAGATGGCCATCGCGACTGCTACTGCTAAACGAGTTGCAGAGAAAGCTGCGGTTCAAGATCCCGATATCAAGGACAAGGAAGGAACGCAACCCAAGAAGTACTATGCGGGTCTGAAGAAAGGAACCAAGGACAAGAGAGACGCACATTTCAAGAAACATGGCAAGAAGGCAGACGATGATGACTCTGCATACAAGCCTGCTCCTGGCGATAAGGGTGCTAAGACCAAACCGTCCAAGTACACCAAAGCATTCAAAGACATGTATGGAGAGAATGCTGGCGAAGAGGGTACGGATAAGTTACTGAAGAAGTACAAGAAAGATACTCCTCTAGAAGAAAGAATGACGTATATCAACTTTGACAATCCCGTCTTTGGTGATATACTAGACAAACTAGTCAATGGTTCTATGTACAAAAAGGTGATCCGCAAGTACCTAGATGCTAGACGCAAGAATCCTAATCAGGGACAAGCACTATTGACCAAGACTGCCCGAATGTACGGTCTTCCTCCGAAGAAGACTCAGAACGTATTCTTCAAACTCTTGGACAAGGGTGCGTTACCCAAGCATCTTGACTGGCGTGGGCCGAAGGTCGAGACCAAAGAAGATGCTGTGCAACAAGCACGAGATGCAATCGCTCGCGAGAAAGAACAAGACAAAGCGAAGCATGATCGCATTCTAGATCGTGCGCGATTGGCCCGAGCAAAAACAAAAAATAGAGAAACCAAATGAAGTTATACGAAGCAGATGATGCCCTGAAAAAGAAAGCAGATAAGTCTGGTATCTCTTATGGTACTCTGAAGAAAGTTTATAACCGTGGTGTTGCTGCATGGAAGACTGGTCATAGGCCAGGCACTACCCCTCAACAGTGGGGTTATGCCCGTGTCAATGCCTTCATAGTCAAAAAGAAAAAAGGTGGTCTGAACCACGATAAGGATCTCGCATGAAATCATACTGGGACATAGTCACAGAACTCAAAGAGGGAAAGAATGATTACCCTCTGTATCACAAGACCTATTCCGGTGCAATGAGTGCTGCATACGCATTCGCAAAGAAGAAAGGGTTTGAGGTAGACACGGACGATATTGATAGTAAAGTGGCAATGGGGCCTAAGAAACCGTCCAATGGTAAGACCAATAGTTTTACTCTCAAGTTAGATGGTGAGAAACGCAAGATGCTTGCCGTACAGGTCACAAACCTTGATAATAAACGATACGAACTAAACGCATACATCACTTAGGACTTAGGATGAAAAATTTATCACAAATCACTGAAGCGATTGACTTCATGAAGACAGCCAAAGCTCTGGAAGATTACGCCAAGAAGTCTGGTGGTATCGATAAGGAGTCTTTCCAGAAGGTTGCCGCATATGTGCGTGAGATCGGTAAGAACTCATCTACTATGGTACAGAACAAAGCATTCACGGCGATGAAGAAGTTTATCGGTGGTATGGACACTGATCCTCGTGATGGTGTGTTGCAGATTCTACAGAAACATGGTATGTTCAAGAATGGTCGTTTGATGCAAGAGGCCGTCTCTCCCGCACAAGAAATGAAAGAAGACGGCCATAATGATGTAGAGTCTATGAAGAATAAAATCAAGACTGCTATGTCTGCACTTCAAAAGATGAATACAGAACTTGGTAAATTAGGTGACCAAGACTCTCTACCAACGTGGTGGACAAATAAAGTTGCTGTTGCGGTTGATAAACTTGACGGTATGGCAGACTACATCGACACTCAAGTTGAATCTGTCGATGAAGGTCTCAAGGTTGGGGATAAGGTCAAGTTCAAGAAAGGCATCGACCCAAAGACTGCTAGAAGTTATGGAGACGCAATAAGGAAGTCTGGCAAGGTTGTGAAGGACTACGGTGATGGTGATGTCAAAGTAAACTTTGGTGGTAATAATGATAAGTCTGTTGATGCTAAACTATTGGTGAAAGAAGCAGTCTCTCCAGCACAACAGGCGGCAATCGCAATCTCTAAGAAAGAGAGAGGTGAGAAACCTAAGAACGAATGTGCTGATGAGGATGACTTCAAACCACACATGATGTATGACCCGAAGACGGGCAAAGGTTACAAGGCAAATAAGTATGCTGACCATGTTCGTATGGACAAGATGGGTTACACCCACGAAAAACCAACAATGAAAGAACGAAAGGTTGACCCTGCCGATGTAGATAATGACGCGACTGATGATGACCGTAAGGCGGCTGATAAGAATGTCGTTATGCAAATACGAAAAGCCGCGGATCTAGAAAAGGGATCTGATATTGAATTCAAGGATGGTAAGAAAGGTAAACTGTCTCAAGCGGATGCCAAGAAACTGACCAATATGTTCAACACCCTGAAACGACCCGCTGACAAAGAGAAGTTTCAGAAGGTGGTCTCCAAGGATCTTCGATCTGTCAAAGCCCTACTGAAAAGATTAGGACGATAGGATGGCAGACTCACATTATCTTGAAGATATGAGAATAAACCTCGTAAGAGGTTTGATTAAAGGTGCGTCTGTAAGAAACATCTTTGGAACGACAGGCGCTGTTGCAAATATTGTAACAACTGAGTTTAGAACACCGTGGGAAGTCGCAGGAGATTATGTGTTTCCTAGTGCCGCACTTACAATGTCAATCGTAAGCACACAAGCAGGAGACACTGGAATCTCACTACTCATCATTGGTCTCAATGCTGATTATGAGGTAATCCAAGAAGTTGTCACTGTGAATGGAACATCTGCCGTAACAACAACAAATCAATATTTCCGTATCAATGATGCTGTTATTACTGCTGGTAATGCGACTGGTGATATAACAATTTCTAATACGGGTGTAACATATGCTAAGATTCTCGCTGGAACAGGAAGAAATCAAGCATCCATATATACAGTTCCAAAGGGACATTGTTTTCTTCTGGAGCGTATTGATGCATTTTGCACTGATGCGAATGGTGGTAAAGCGGCAAGATTTAGAAACTTTGTAGAGTCTTCTAATGGACGAGACCTTCGTGTCGCTGATACCACATTCTTTGAGAACATGAATATTGTAAGAGTATCACCCTTTAAGTATGATGAGAAGACAGATGTTGCACTTCAATTGAGGTCACTATCTGGTTCAACCTTTGGTTCAATCTTTGCTGAAGGTGTTCTTGTTAATGAGTCACGAATCTAATGAGAACATTTAACGAACATTGTGACTGCGGATCAGAGTCAGATCTGGTAGAGAACAATATCTTCCGTGTGGGATCAGAGAAGTACTTTGAGTACTGGCGTGACCTACGCGAACAGTATCACAATGGTGAACTGCAAGTACAACCCCACGAGGTAGACATCATGGAGTCTAACCTTGGTGAGTTTGCTGAGTTCAATGGCGAGAATGTTGCGCTGGACTGCATCTTTGAAGCAGAGAAGAAACAACCAGAACTGAACAAACCGAAGGCGGGTGGCCCGAAGAAGTACTATGTGTACGTCAAAGATCCGTCCACAGGTAATATCAAGAAGGTGTCTTGGGGTGATACGACTGGACTCAAGGTCAAGTTGAATGATCCGAAGGCACGTAAGTCATTTGCTGCTCGTCACAAGTGTGACCAACAGAATGACAAGACTACAGCAGCATACTGGGCGTGTCGTTTGCCTCGTTATGCCAAGCAATTAGGACTGTCCGGTGGTGGGAGTTTCTTTTGGTAACCCCCTACAATGAACTGAAGGTGATTCATGGAAGTATCAGAACCTTCAGTAAAGATGTCAACGAAGAAGAGTTAGTCTGGCACAGGGATAAAGAAAAGAGACGAATCATTGTGCTAGAGGGTTACAACTGGAAACTACAGTTTGACAATCAAGAGCCTATGCAATTGATGGAACAACATAGTTATAGTATACCAGCAATGGAATACCATAGAATATTAAAAGGCGAAGGTGACCTAGTTTTAAGGATATATGACGGTCAGTGAAGATTATAAATGTATTGTACCGTGGTGGTGCTGGTGGTGAGTTTTTCGGTGGTTTGTTACAGCAATTAGATGAGGTCGCTGAGAAACCTTTACATAAGGAAAGGAATACAGAACGCTGGTTTCTGAAACGAGAGGATTACCAGTCACACGAGATAGAGGTGACTAGGAACGATCCTCGGAAAGTTCAGAAGCCTGAGTGGAACGAAAAACTTTGGAATGTTAGATTGGATCATGGTTACGGGTTTGTCCTCAACCAAGAGTTCTGGTCTGACTATCTCTGGAGTGATTGGGACGAGACAAAGACGATCATATTCATGCCTCGAAACAGAAAGAGTCTTGAATTTACAGAACGTCTAGCGAAACTGAAACTGGTGAAACCATCAGATCATGCTCAGGGTCAGGCCATGCTTGACGATGGGATACTAGATGTAGACCAGTTTTGGAATAGACCTTGGGAGTCCATGGCACATTACTTTCATGTGTACATGGAGACTATCCCAGATGACCATGACTTTCTAATGGTCGATCCGTATGAGTTGTTGTTTGACTCGACGGGGACAGTAAAAGAACTCGCTCGGGTGGGTGAGTATTTGGGGATGAGAATCCCAGAACATTGGCAGTATAAGATCTGTGAGTATCGATTAAAGAATCGCAGTCTTATAAATAGTAGTTAGACTTTATCTAAATGGGTAGTACTGAAACATGGCAACACAACGAGAGACAGACTCAACTCGACTAAATCGCATTGAAGAGAAGATAGATAAACTATCCGAAGCAATGATTAGTCTTGCACGGGCTGAAGAGAAGTTGATTGCCATAGAGAAGAACAACCATAACAACTTTGACCGGATGAATAGATTCTCCGCCAAGTTAGATGATATAGAGAAAAAGGTAGATGACAACGCGAGAACGGTTGCCATTATAAATAAAGTAGTGTAC